AAAGTAATGAGTGCGGTGCAAGCAAGACTCCATGCCTCATTAAGAAAAGAATTAGATATATTGGTAGGCATTGTTAAAGACTTTACTGAGCCAGCATATCCATATGAAACAGATGAAGAAGAAACAATCAAAGCATCTGACTTCGATGATAGAGTAGATGTATTGCCAGTATCTGATCCTAATGCGGCAACTATGGCACAAAGAATCATGCAGTATCAAGCGGCAATGCAACTTGCTACCACAGCACCACAGATGTATAACTTGCCAGAACTACATAGACAAATGTTAGAAGTATTAGGTATTAAAGATGTAGAAGATATAGTTCCATTGGATGAAGATGTTAAACCAGTTGATCCTATTAGTGCTGTATCTAATCTTATTAATGGTAAACCAGTTAAAGCGTTTATTACTCAAGACCATGATGCACACATACAGACTGTAGCTTCTGCACAGCAAAATCCAGAAGTGCAACAGCTATTATCTCAATCGCCTAATGCTCCAGCTATACAAGCCGCGGCTTCTGCTTATGTAAATGAACATCTAACTATGAAGTTTAGAAAACAAGTAGAGATGGAAATGGGTATTGAACTACCACCAGAAGGTGAGCCAATACCTGTTGATGTTGAGAAGAGAATATCAGAGCTTGTAGCAGAAGCGGCTAAGAGAGTTACTATGACATCTCAAGCGCAAGCAGAGCAACAAAGAGTACAACAACAAATGCAAGACCCATTAATTCAAGCCAAGCAACAAGAGGTTGCAATTAAGCAAGCTGAAGTACAAAGAAAAACACAAGAAGGACAAGCTAGAATATTACTTGATGCCGCTAAAGCTAAAGCAAATAAAGAGCTTGAGGAAAAACGAATCTCTTCACAAAGCGAAATAGCAGGTATGAATGTAGGACAGCGTATTGCTAGTGATCTGCTAGCAAATGATCAGGAAGATAAAAAAGCTGAAAGAGCAGAGTACATGAAAGGTCTTGACATAGGAGTGGATATAGCCAAAGATATCAGTAAGAATGAAAAATGATATCACACAGCAATCACTATCAGCTTTTTTAAAAATGAAGCTAAGAGATTTGATGAATCAACACGCTGATCATATAGCAACTGGAGCTTGTAAAGATTATAGCGATTATCAAAAAATGGCTGGAGTTATCGAGGGATTAGCACTCGCAGAAAGAGAAGTGTTAGATTGGGCAGAAAAACACTTAAAAGAATAAGGACTCGACCCTAAAGTCGTGCAAAAAATATGGCAGAAAAAATTAAGAAAGAAGAACCACCTATAGAATTAAATACAAGAAAGCAACTACCAGAACCCAAAGGTTGGAAGATATTAGTTGCTATGCCTGTAGTCAAAGAAAAGACGAAAGGCGGTATTGTAAAAGCATCATATACAAAAGATATCGAGGAATCATCTAACATATGTGGATATGTTATGAAGCTCGGTCCAGATTGTTATAATGACGAAAGAAGATTTCCAAGCGGAGCTTGGTGCAAGAAAGGCGATTGGGTTGTATTCAGAGCTTACTCTGGCACTCGTATAGAAATGTACGGACAAGAGTTTCGTTTAATTAATGATGATACTGTTGAGGCAGTTGTTGATGATCCTACAGGAGTGGTTAGAAAATGAGCGAGAGTAACGAGCAAGTACAAGCAGAAGATTTGGTAGATAACATTGAGTTAGAATCTGATCATTCTAGAGAAGATAAGTTCTTCGGTGTAAAAACAGAAATTAGTAAAGAGAAACCAGAAATTGAAGTAGAGGTTGTAGACGATATCCCAGAAGAAGATCGCAGACCACCGAAACAAGAAACAAAGGAAGAGCCAGTAGATGATGAAGCTCTAGATAAAGAGATATCAGATTACAGCGAAAGAGCTGGTAAGCGTATAAGTAAAATAAAATACGAATATCACGAAGAGCGAAGAGCGAAAGAAGCCGCACAAAGAGAAAGCAACGAAGCAGTAAATAGATTAAAAACCATGATGGCTGAGAATGAAAGACTAAAAGCCATTGTAGATCAAGGCGGAGAAGCTCTCAATAAGCAAGCACTAAACAATGCACAATGGGCAAAACAAAATGCTCAAGCACAGTTTAAAAAAGCTTATGATGAAGGTGATGCAGACCAAATGGCACAAGCACAGGAATTACTTTCCAGAGCAACACTTGCTGAACAACAAGCATCTAAATATGCAGAAACAATACAGCAACAAATAGTAGAACAGACACCACAACAAGCACAAGTACAGCAACAAAATTTTGATCCAGATATGGAAGCTTGGTCAAAAGATAATCCTTGGTTTATGAATAATTCTAATCCAAGACATAAAACAATGACTGCTTTTGCTTTATCTATAGATGCAGAATTAAACTATGAAGGTATAAAACCTGAAAGTGATCCAAAAAAATATTACTCTGAAGTAGATAAAAGAATGAGAGTAAAGTACCCAGATTTCTTTGGTGCTTCTAATACCCAACAGGAAGTTCAAGTAGAACAACCAATACAAGTAGAAGAGACACCAAAACGACAAGCATCTAATGTTGTCGCACCAGCAACTAGGTCTACTGGTAAAAAACCTAGATCAATACGACTGACTCAGACACAAGTTAATATAGCTAGACAACTTAACATAACACCTGAACAGTACGCACACGAACTCTTACAACAGGAGAGCTAATATGTCAGATATTGACAACAAAAAAACATTGGAATCAAAATCTGATGTATCACAATCAGAAGCACAAGAGCGCAACCCAAGAGGGATAGACAGCCGAGAAGCTGAACAAAGAGTAGAAAGTTGGGATAACCCATCAAATCTACCTAATCCGACCCCACAACAAGGATGGGTTTTTAGATATATAAGAACAGCTTTATTAGGTAAAACTGATAATCCTAATGTATCTAGAAAATTTCGTGAAGGATGGGAACCATGTCGTTTAGAAGATCATCCAGAACTACAAATCCATATGATGGACTATGACTCGGAGTGGGCAAAGAAAGGGAATATAGAAATTGGTGGACAGTTATTATGTAAGATGCCTAAAAAAAGAGCGGAAGCTCGGACTGAACATTTTAGTAAAATGGCTCAGAATCAGATGGAATCTGTAGACAACGCATATTTTAAAGATCAAGACTCTAGAATGGCTACAAAGCAAGTTTATGAAAGAAAATCTAGAACTTCTTTTGGCAGAGATTCTTAGAGAATTTTAATTATTTTTTAAGAGGTAAAAAATTATGGCTACTAGTGCAACTCCACATGGAGCTGTACCTGTTGGGTCATTGGTATCTGCGGCTTTTAATAGCAAAGTTACTCATTACAAAATCAAAAATAATTTTGGCACTTCAATATTCTTTGGAGATTTTGTTAAATGGGGTGATGACAACCCTAATACAACTATACAAAAAGATACAGGCACAACTGCTTGTACTCCTATAGGTGTATTTATGGGATGTGCATATACTGATCCAAATACAGGTCAATTTACTACGAATCAATTTTATCCGGCATCAACTGCCGCAGATGATATTGTTGCGTATGTAGCAAGCGATCCATTTTTAATTATGCAAATGCAATGTGATGGTGCGGCTGACCAAGATGATCTTGGTAAGAACTGTGCTGTCGTGCAAACAGCAGGATCAACTTCAATAGGAAGAAGTAAAAATGCAGTCGATATATCTACTGTAGCAACAACTAACACACTACCACTCAAGATCGTTGACTTTGTTGATGGTCCAGATAGTGCTGTTGGTGATAGCTTCACAGATGTATTAGTTATGTTTAATGTAGGGCATCAGTTGTTAAATACAACTGGAGTCGGATAATCAAAAGGGGAATAGTTAAATGGCTATATCAAGAGCGCAACAACTTAAACAACTCCTTCCGGGTCTAAATGCCTTGTTTGGAGATGAGTATTCAACTCACGAAAACCAACACGAAGAAATCTACACAACTGAAAATTCTGATAGATCATTTGAAGAAGAACTCAAGTTGTCTGGATTTGGTGCGGCTCCAGTAAAAGATGAAGGTGCGGCTATCAGTTATGATACTGCTCAAGAATCTTTTGTGGCTCGCTACACTCACGAAACTATTGCAATGGGATATGCGATTACAGAAGAGGCTATGGAAGATAATCTTTATGTATCTGTCTCAGCTCGCTACACCAAGGCTTTGGCTCGTGCAATGTCATACACTAAGCAGGTTAAAGCAGTATTCCCACTTAACAATGGATTTACTAACAGTTTCCAAGGCGGTGATGGTGTAAACCTATTCACAGCAGATGGCGATGGAGTAACTGGTGGTGACGGACATCCATTAGTAAGTGGTGGTAAAAACTCTAACAGACCTTCTACTGCGGCTGACTTGAATGAAACATCTTTAGAAGATGCTGTAATTCAGATCGGCAAGTGGACTGATGAAAGAGGACTAAAGATTGCGGCACGACCAAGAAAATTGATCGTACCTAGTGATCTACAGTTTACTGCTACACGCTTATTGCAAAGTGAGTACAGAGTAGGAACTGCTGACAACGATATCAATGCTATTAGAAGCAATGGTGTGATTCCAGAAGGTTTCTCAGTTAACAATTACTTAACTGATACTAATGCTTTCTTTATCATTACTGATGTACCTGATGGTATGAAACACTTTGTCAGATCACCTATGGCTACAAGCATGGATGGAGACTTCGATACAGGTAATGTTCGCTATAAAGCTCGTGAGCGTTACTCGTTTGGGGTAAGTGATCCACTCGGTGTTTTCGGTTCACCCGGAAGCTCGTAAGTAGTATCGAGAGTCCTAGTTACATCACACACCTATATAAAAACACCTTAAGCAAAAGTGGTTGTTAATTAGGACTCTCTTTTTTTCTAGGGATTAATTTTCTTTATCGACTGCCCTAGCAGACAGCCAAGACGATAAAGTATTACCCAATGGAGGGTATGTAAAATGGCGAATACAACATTTAAAGGACCAGTAAGGTCCGAAGCAGGTTTTGAGCAAATCTCAAAAAATTCAACAACTGGTGCAATTACCACAACTTTAGATATTGATGCTAGTGGTAATATTGCAACTACTGGTACAATCAATGGAGATAAAAATGTAGCTGATATAACAACTGCTACTTTTACTGTTACTGAAGCTCAGTCAGGTTCTATATTTACTTTGAACAGAGCTGGAGGAATAGTAGTAACTCTCCCAACAGCCTCCTCTGGCTTACACTACAAATTCATTGTAGGTACTACTTTTACAGGAACATTTAGTCTTGATTCTTCTACTGCAAACGAAGGATATAGTGATGCTTCAAATCTTTTGATTTTTGATAAAGATGCACCCGGAACAGTTAGTGCAAAACAATTTTATGCTGACGGATCAGATGATGACAAAATTGTAATGGATGCAGATACAAAGGGTAGATTTATTGGCGGTGTCATTGATGTTGTCGGTATATCAGCAGTAGGTGGTTCATTTACTAAATGCTGGATAGCTACTGGTCGTGTATATGGTGATGGCTCTCTAGCTACTCCGTTTGTGTAGGAGAATAAATCATGGCTGATGCAGTAACTTCACAAACAATACATGATGGTGAAAGAAACTGTGTTATGAAGTTTACCAATGTTAGTGATGGCACAGGCGAATCCGCAGTTGCTAAAGTAGATGTATCTGCTTTAAAAGCTAATGCGGCAGGAGTCTCTTGTTCTGAAGTTAGAGTAACAAGATTAAGTCATGCTATTGTCGGTATGTCAGTACAACTATTTTTAGATGCTACATCAAATGTTCTTTTGATGGAGCTTGCAGAAAGTAGTAATGGACATCTTGACTTTAAAGACATTGGTGGACTACCAAATAATGCAGGAAGTGGAAAGACTGGAGACATTCTTTTTACTACGAAGGGTCATTCCTCTGGTGATACTTATTCTATCACCTTAGAAATGGTAAAAGTTTATTCAGACTAATAGGAACGAGTATGGCTAATAATTATGTTATTTCTGAAACTGGTGAGTTTCCAGCACAATACAAAGTATTACATTTAGGAGAAGATGGTATCTATAGACCTATTTTTGGTCCTGATCCTGATCTCGAAGATGCACAGCGTAAATGTGCTGAGATGAATGGTGAACGAGCTAAAAATGATAAAGGTCATTTTATAGCAGATGATCCATCTACACCTGATGTCAATGAAGCTTATGTTGGCGGTAAGAAACCAGCTAAGAAAAAGACTAAAAAGAAAGTAGCTAAGAAAAAAGCTAAAAAGAAATAATACTAGTCATTATATATATTTATAGTACCCTACATTAGTGGGGTGCTATTTATATTAATTTATTAATTAACTAAGAGGATATTGAAATGCCGGGTGGACTCAATAAGAAAAAAAGAATGGATATGTATATGGGCGGTGGTGTAATGAGAAAGAAAGCACCAATGAGCATGATGTTTCGTGATGGTGGTAAAACCATGAATATGGATAAAACACCTATGTTCAAAGACCAAGTACAGAAAATGTATGGTGGCGGTATGACTCATGGCACGGGCAAAAAGAAAAAAGGCTAAAAATATACCCAGAACTACTAAGGGTAAAGGTGCAAATTTTAGACCTACTAAATCTGGCGCAGGCATGACTAAAAAGGGAGTTGCGGCTTATAGAAAAGCAAATCCCGGTTCTAAACTAAAGACTGCTGTTACTGGTAAAGTAAAGAAAGGCAGTAAAGCGGCAAAGAGAAGAAAGTCATACTGTGCTAGATCATTAGGTCAATTAAAAAGAAGCTCCGCTAAAACGAGAAATGATCCTAATTCAAGGATAAGGCAAGCTCGTAGGCGGTGGAAATGTTAAGGAAATTCAATGGCTACTAGTGGAACAACTGCATTTAATTTAGATATAGGAGATATTCTTGAAGAAGCCTATGATCTCTGTGGACTAGAGATGCGTACAGGATATGACTATAAGTCTGCTAAAAGAGCATTGAACTTAGTATTTCTTGAATGGCAAAACAAAGGATTAAACCTTTGGACTTTAGATCAAGCAAGTATAAGTGTTACTGCTGGAACTAATACTTATGATTTGCAATCTTCAGCTTTAGATGTAGTTGATGCTTTTGTTAGAACAGATGCTGGAGATATAGATAAACAAATGGATCAGAGACTGAAAAGAATATCTAGAACACAATATAATCATCAGTCAAAAAAATTAACTAGATCAAAACCTACTCAGTTTTTTGTAGATAAAAATACTGGAACTAATTCTATTGTATTGTGGGCAACTCCAGATGATGCTCAAGCATATAGTATTGTTTATGATTATGTAAAAAGAATAGAGGATGTAGGTATAACAGCCGCAAATAATGCTGATGTACCTGCTAGATATCTACCTTGTTTAACTTACGCATTGGCTTTTAATTTAGCTTGTAAATCTCAAAACGCACAACCAAGAGTGCCTATGATAAAAGCAAGATATGATGAGCTTTGGAAAGATGTTAGTGAGGCTGATAGAGAAAAAGCAAATGTTAAGTTTGTTCCTAATCTATCTTATATGAACTAGTATGTCTTACGCAGTAGGAAAAAGAGCATTAGGTATTTGTGATAGATGTGGTTTTACTTATAAACTAAAAGAACTTTTTTTTGAGGTAAGAGATAGAACTAGAAATGGATTGAGAGTTTGTAAGTATTGTCTTGATGAAGATCACCCACAACTAAGAATAGGTGAAGTCGAAACTAATGATTTGCAATCTCTATTTAAGCCAAGACCAGACACAGGTGAAAAAGAATCTACAAGATATTCTGCTTTTAATCCTATAGGTGGAGGTCTTGCACAGTTTGGATCAAGCACAATGAATTTAAAAATGACTGGTGAAATAGGTAAATTAGAAGTGAGTACAAGCTAATGGCATGGACATTTACAACTTTAAAAACAGCAATACAAGATTATACTAATAATACTGAAACTACATTTGTTAACAACTTAGATGAATTTATAGTAGGTGCAGAAGATAGAATACAAAAACTGGTTGAACTACCAATTTTTAGAAAGAATGTTACTGCAACTTTAACTGGTGATAATCAATATTTGACAATGCCTACTGATTTTCTAGCACCATATTCACTAGCTGTAGATAATAATGGATATGAGTATTTAAATTTTAAAGATGTATCTTTTATAAGGACATCTTTTCCTGTAGCTACTACAACAGGTGTTCCTAAATATTATGCTATTTTTGATGAAAATAGTTTTATAGTAGCACCAACACCAAGTTCTGGATTTACAGTAGAGCTACACTATAGATACAAACCTACATCTATAACTACTGCTAGTAGTGGCACTAGTTGGCTAGGAACAAATGCACATGATTGTTTGTTATATGCTTGTCTAGTTGAGGCTTATACCTTTATGAAAGGTGAAGCTGATATTATAAAAAACTATGATGATAGATTTATGCAAGCTATTGATAGACTAAAAGTGTTGGGTGAAGGAAGAAATACAAACGATTATTTAAGAACAGGAACACCAAGAAAAGTAGTTAACTAATGCTTCAAAAACCATTAGAAGAGTTAGAAGGTAAAAGTATTGCCCTAGTTGCAATGGGTCAGAGTCAAATAGACTTTCATCTATCTCAAGTACATAGCTATAAGTTCGATGAAGTATGGGCAGTAAATGCAATGATTGGTGTTTTAAAACAAGTAGATAGAGCTTTTATTCTCGATCCAATGAGTAGATTTTTGGATACAGAAGATGCAGGCAATATGACATCGATGATGAGAGATATGTTGCCTAAAGTTAATTATCCAATATATTCTTGTGATATTGATAGTAGAGTTCCTGCTGTTCAGGAATATCCACTAGAACAAATTGCGAACTATGCAGGTAGTGCATACTTCAATAATACAATAGCTTATGCAATAGCTTTTGCTATATGGTCCAAAGTAGGTCGATTATCAATATTTGGAGTCGATTTTACTTATAAATCAAATATGCACTTTGCAGAAGCAGGAAGAGGATGTGTAGAGTTTTGGATAGCAAATTGTATAAATAGAGGTATAAAGGTAGCAGTAGCACCTAGATCATCTCTTTTAGATACAGATGTTGAGCTAACACAAAAACTATATGGATATCATAGATTAGATGATCCTGTAGTTACATATCAAGATGAATCAGGTATAAAGGCTTGCAAATGGTCGCAAGTCGAAAAAGAAGAAAAAAAACCTGTAGGCATGATAGGCAGAGAAGATATAGAATTAGAGCCTGTCGAACCAGAAAAATACTAACTGGAGAGTTTGGTGAACACAGATAAGTTCGAGATATCAATAGGTGATTTAGGAGTAAAAACAACTAACTATAGAGGACACTCTGTAGAAGAAGTTGCAGATATGGCTGTTTCAAGACTTGTTTCTATAAGCGATACAGCACCACATCAAATCAAAGCGCAGGCACACGCTTTTAAAAATCAATGCCACACAGTAATTACCTATTACATGAATGAAGCTATCAAGAATCATATGTGTACTATAGGTAATCAATTAGAAAAACAAGGTCATACAGACCTAGCCAATATCATTAGGAGATTATAACTATGGCTATCACCCAAGCTATGTGTACCTCATTTAAGAAAGAACTACTTGAGGGTGTTCACAATTTTAAGAACTCAGGCGGTAATACATTTCGTTTAGCTTTATATGACAGTTCAGCAACAATGTCAGCCGCAACAACAGCCTACACTACTTCAGATGAAGTAAGTGGAACTAACTATACAGCTAAAGGTAACACTTTAACTCGTGTTGACCCTACAACATCAGGAACTACAGCTTTTACAGATTTTGCTGATCTAACATTTGGTACAGCTACAGTAACAGCGAGAGGTTGCATGATATACAATGACTCAGCTTCTGGCGATCCAGCAGTAGCAGTTTTTGATTTTGGCGGAAATAAAACCTCTACAGCAGGTAGTTTTACAATTACATTTCCAGCCGCAGATGCTTCTAACGCAGTAATAAGAATAGCGTAAGAAATGTCAACTGAAGGCTGGGGTCGAGGCACATGGGGTGAAGGTCCGTGGGGTCAACCATCTCAACAGAATATATCTTTTTCTATTACAGGTGTAGGAAGTACAGGTGCTGTAGGTACTTGTGTTGCTTCAATACCTAAATCAGTAGATGTAACAGGATTTTCTGCAACAGGTAATCTAGGTGCTATAGCATCAGTTGTTGGTAATTCTAATGTTACTGAAGCAGGAGTAGCAGGAACTACAGCATTAGGAACAATAACAGCATCTATACCAGTAACAGTAACAGAAACAGGTGTATCTGCTACAAGTGCATTAGGTTCTATTGCATCAGTAATAGGTACTTCTAATGTAATAGAAACAGGAGTGGAAGGCACAGGAGCAGTAAATACTCTAGTTGCTTCTAACCCTATAACATTTTCTATTACTGGTACAACATCTACAGGTGGAGTGGGTACTACAACAGCCGCAGGTGTAGCAATAACAGGAGTATCTGGAATTGCATCTACAACTTTCTTGGGTGATGAACAAGTTGTAATACCTATAACACAAGCTATTACAGGTGTAGCAGGTACTGGTAATATAGGAGAGGAACTTGTAACAGGTGAAGGTTTTGTAGTAGAAACAGGAGAAGTTGGTACTGGTTCAGTTGGTTCTGTAACTATATCCGCAGGAGCAACAGCACCAGTAACTAGTGTTATTGCTACTGGAGCAGTAACAAGTTTAATCGTATGGGGTGAAGTAGATGATGCTCAAACTCCAAATTATCAATCAGTAAACGACAGTCAAACTGTCGATTGGCAAGAGGTAGCATAGAAAATGGCAACTTATATAAATGACTTAAGACTAAAAGAAATATCTACAGGTGACGAGTCTGGAACATGGGGTACGAGTACGAACTCTAATTTAGAGCTTATTGCGGAAGCATTTGGTTATGGTACAGAAGCTATAACTACTAACGCAGATACACATACTTCAACTATTGCAGATGGTGCAAGTGATCCAGTAAGAAGTATGTATGTTAAGTATACAGGAGCTTTAGACTCTGATTGTACTATAACAATAGCACCAAATAATCTTTCAAAAGTTTGGATGATAGAAAATGCCACAACTGATTCAGGAAGTTCTGGACCTTATAATATAATTATATCTCAAGGTTCTGGAGCTAATGTAACAATACCTAACTCAGCAGTTAAAGTAATATTTACTGATGGTGCTGGTTCAGGTGCGGCAGTAACTGATGCTTTTACAGATTTAGATGTAGGAAACACTTTAAAAATATCAGGCACAACTCCGACATTGACTATAGGAGATGCTGGTGCAGAGGATACCAAAATAGTCTTTGACGGCAATGCGCAAGACTTTTATGTTGGTCTTGACGATAGTGCTGATGACTTAGTTATTGGTAAGGGATCGGCAGTAGGTACAACACCAGCTTTATCTATAGATGAAAATATGAACGCTACTTTTGCTGATGGTACTTCTGATGTAGATATAGCATCACATGATGGCTCTAATGGTTTGAAACTAGGTGGTACTCTTGTGACAAGTACAGCCGCAGAACTTAATGTAATGGATGGTGGCACAGCCGCTAGTTCAGTAACACTTGCAGATGCCGATAGAGTTGTAATTAATGATGGCGGTACAATGAAACAAATAGCAATGACTACTCTTGATGCAGATAGGTTTACAATAACTACAACTGCACCTACTGATGGAACAGGCAAAAGAACTGGTCATGTCTTTTATGTCGTATAAAAACAAAGAATAAAGAATGGCTATTAAGATATGGGATGGTGACTCTTTAGAAACACCCAATCCAATAATAATAAAAGTAACCAATGGAAATCATAGGTTCGTAAATTTTGCTGTTGTAGTAGAAACAGATGGTTCATTGACTACATTTTATAATGCTATTCATGCTACATCTTCAAATACAACAACAACTTTTAGTACAAGTAAATCGACAACAACAACTTTTGCAACAACAGTTTCTACTAGTAATAGTACAACAACTACTTTTAATACGACTGCTTCTACAACAAGAACAACTGCTACAACTTTATCGACTACTACTACTTTTAGCACTAGCAAATCAACTACTACTACTTTTGGTACATCTAAAAGTACAACAACTAGTTATAATACAAATACAAGTGTGACTACAAATACAAATAGAAGCACATCTAAATCGACTACTACTACTTTTAATACATCTTTTAATACAACTTTTACTACTGGTTTTGCAGATGAAAGCACTCAATTTGTTACAACTACTACATTAAGTACAACAAGAAGTACCTCAAAAAGCACAACTACAACTTTTAATACAAGTTTCAATACAACTTTTTTGAGAAGCACTTCTACATCCAGAACCACAACAACTAATTTTAATACGACTTTATCTACTACAACGACATTTAATACTAGTACAACAACATTAACTTCATTTAATACTACGACTACATTCGATACTGAAATATCTACTAGTAGAACTACGACTACAACTAATAGTACAACTTTCAATACTACGACAACTACTACTACAACTTTTAATACTACAAAAACTACTGCAACTACAATTTTTGAAAGAACAACAGCAACAGGAAATACAGGAACTTTATTTCAAACACAAGTAGCATCTGCTAATGCACACAATGCTAGATATTGGGATGGAGATTCTTGGGAAGAGGATTAATAAGGAGAGTAAATAATGGATATTCAGGGAGAGTTGAATAATCTTAAAGAAGCACACAAAACAAGTGAAAGAAGAACAGAAGAAACATTATCTATAATAATTGAGCATTTCAAAGAAATGGAAGAAAGAATGGAAGCTCTAGAAGAAAAGGTAAAAGATAATGACTCTTGAAACATTAGCCTTTAATGATGTTCTAAATGATGATACAGCACATTTTTTTAAATCAGGAAATATAAGAAGATCATCTAAAAATAAAAGATTAAGTAAGTTACATCAGCTATTACCGGAAAAAGGTAATCATGAGACAAACCTAGAGTATGACATTTGGTACGACTTTAAGAACGAACCTAAAATAAGAGGTTATGTCTACACAGATGTAATGACAAAATTTATTTATTTGAAACCAGCTTCTAGTATGTTTTGTGAGTCAGTTATTAAAGAAGCTATAAAACAAGACATAACAGAAGAGGGTGAAGCAATATTCCAAGATATTCTAGATACTCCTAATGATAAATATAAGTTAAGTAAATCTGATGCAGAATATCCTTATGTAATATTTCTTCCCGGAACTAACATATTGTTTGATGTTATAGACGAAGAAAGAATAAAAAATGCAGTTGAAAAAGATGGTGCTAAATTAAAACTACATCCCTTAACATCACCATTCGCTGTATCTTACCTAAAAGATCAATATGGAAAAGAAAATTTAATAGATAGAAAATTATCAGGGCATGATGTTTTAAAGAAATCTAAAATAGTAGGAACATTCAGTAATTCAGAGATGGGATTAGTTGCATTAGCACAAGGTAGCAAAGTAAATATCTTTGATAAAAGAAATATAGTAGGAAAAACATATACACCTATTTATAATGTATTGTGGAGAGAGAAAGAAGCTAATATAGAAGAACTAAAAAGATTACTGTCTTGTGACTTCTGTGGTTTAGTTTCGTACTTATCAAAAAACCCAGAACAAAAAATAAAAAACTTCTGGGATTTTTTTAAGGATGTGATTCATGTTAAACCTAAAAAACCTAAAAGTCTTAATACTGGAAAAAAATAATCTTTTAAAGCTAACAACTAATTCATTAGATCAGAATAATCCAGAGATAAAATACAAGGTAATAACTAAAGATAAAGTATCTAATAGTATTATTGGAACTGCATTATCAAATATTAAAGAAACTACACTTGTTATAAAAAGTGGTTTAGTTTTAAATTTAACTAATAAAGATTTACCAGCAAAAAGAAAGTTAAATAAATATGATATTTGTGTAAGTAGACAAGCTGTATTCATAGACCATGATAGAATAAAAGTACACTATCCTTATGTTAAGGGTAAGTTGCATAAAAAGATATTAGACCTGTCTATATTCTTTATTAATCCCAAAAGATGGGATCAGATTCCTGACAAAGATACAGGAATAATTTCAGGCAAAAAGAAATTAATAATGCCTAGATATATGAATCATAAAGATGATGTTTTATTTTCAGAAGAATCTACTGCGGCTATTGATGCTTTGCACTACGGAGTATTAGGAGAACAGGCTTCTGTATATAATTATGTAAATGCTATTGAGAAAAATGAAATAAATGTTTTAGAAACTTATGCTTATTGTTTTGATAAATTGCTTCCTTATATAAAAGGTTTACCTAAGAAAGAAAAAGATCGTGTTAAATATTTAGGAAACAAAACAAAAATTAGAATATCAAACACTAGAGAAAAACTACATGAGTTAAGGAATCTTTAATGGCTCGTTAACTTTTACAGAAATTAATTAACGAGGTTTTAGAATGGCAATAAAGATTTGGGATGGTAGTTCGATTGGAACACCAAATCCTATAATTGTAAAAGTTACTGATGGAAGTTTGCGTTTTGTCAACTTTGCTGTTGTTATAGAAACAGATGGTTCTCTTACAACTTTCTACAATGCTATAAAACAAACTACAAGAAACACAACAACCACATTTAGTACAACTAATTCAACGACTACAACTTTTAACACAACTCGTTCTACAACAACATCAACATCTACAACTAATAGCACTACGACTACTTTCAATACAAGTAAGTCAACTACTACTACTTTTAATACAACTAGATCGACTACGACTTCGTTTAACACTACAACAACTTTTGGAACTTCTAGAACGACTTCTTTTACAACTTCGTTCAATACAAGTTTCACAACTACTTTTAGTACAAACCTTCCGGGTAAAGGAGGAGGTTCTCAGAATACTTCTCGTACTACATCTCAAGGTACTTCTCGAACTACTTCTGTTACGACTTCGTTCAACACTAGTAGATCGACTGCCACAAGTGTAAGTACGACTACAACTTTTTCAACAAGCAAAAGCACAACTACTACTTTTGGAACAAGTAATAGCACTACGACAACTTTTAACACGACAACTACATTTGACACTACTGTTGAAACAACTGCTAGTACGACTACTACATTTAATACAACGACTACTACAGCTACAACAATATTTGAAAGAGTTACAGCTACAGGAAATACAGGCTCATTAGTTGCAACAGAAGTAGCTTCTGCTAACGCACATAATTCTAGATATTGGGATGGTGATTCATGGGAGGAAGATTAGAATGACAATGACTGTAACGAAAATTAACTATAGTGATATAGACCAAACAATTTTCGAGGAATGTTTTAATAAATCATTACCTTATTTTGATGGAGATAAACCAAACATAATATGGGATGAATTTAACTTGACTGTTAGTTCTAGCACAGCAGACAAGCTTGAAGCTATAAGAACTCTATTTAAAGACAGAGAAGGCAAAGATGACTTTGCTATTTTTAAATTAGATATAGATGGAAGAATAGTAAATTATGGTTGTGGCAGAAGAGAATTACAAGGCAATAAAATGTTTAACCATGAACTAGACTTGTATAGAGAAGATGCTGGTGGCAGTCAAGGTTGGTGTTATACTTTAGAGTATCATAAGGTAACAGATGAATTTTATAGAAGTGTTTCTGAAAACTGTGCTGAATCTAGTGTATGGGTTGTAGAAGGTTCTAATATGGAACAAACATATATTGATTGCGCTAGTTCTGGATGGATTGAATATACTAATCCTATAACTATAGAATACCATGACAAAGGATTTAAATATAAAAAACTAGTGGTAACTTTTAAAGGATGATTTAAGTTACTATAATGGTGAGGAGAGAGAGTGATGGCTAAAAAAATTATAATAGATAATATCTATTTGAAAGAAAGTAATATAGAAACACCAAATCAGGTAGAAATTTTTGGCAAAGAAATTGCTGAAGTTAAATGTGACTTGTCTTGTCAATCTGATTTTAAAAAAATATTTTTTGATGAAAAAGAAACTTATGAAGTTGGTTTGTCTTTTCAGATAGCTTCGAGTTGTAAAGTTGATCAATATAATTTGCACTTATATACACTTAACTTTATACAATCTGGTCTATTTAGATTAGAAGGTTATAAAAAAGAAGATGAAGTTCTAGAAGTATTAGCTGTAGAAATTCCTAACATACTATTTCCTTATGCTAGGCTTCATGCAGAATTAATTACCAAAAGCACAGGACTTCATCCAGTCTTGATGCAAGAGATAAACTTTAAAGAAATCTATTACAAAGAAATCGGCAAAAAGTACAAATAATGTTTACTTTTGAAGAGCTAATAGAACCTTTACCTTTAGATGATTTTTACAATATTTATTACAAAAAAAGATCGTGTGTAATAAAAGGTAATGATTTTAGAAAAGATTTATTTTCTAAGATAATTACTTGGCAAAAGTTTTCTAGATATATAAACAATGATAGAGCTGTTTCTGGTTTACAAGCTATCTTGCCTGATGGAAGAAAGCTGTGCATGGAAAAATTAAATTTATATAAATCTAAAAAACCTGCATGGTGTAAAAAAGATTATTATGAAAAGAAGTTTTTGCATGATATATGGAATAATCATGGCTCAATAATTTTAACTAAAGCATCTTTACTTACTCCTGAGATATCTAGTATTGCAGGAGCTATTGAGGAACATTTTGGTGGCGCGGCTGATGCACATTTTTATTGTAGCTATAGTGAAAAATCTAATTCATTTAAAGAACACGCAGATTTAGATGATAATTTTTTAGTTCATGCTAATGGAAGTGTTAGATGGACTGTATATAATTCTTTAGAAAATAAAGAAGATGATATAACAGAACATGATCTAACAGTAGGTGATTTACTTTATATACCGAAAGGTTTGAAACATAAAGCTATACCTTTATCAAAAAGAATATCTATATCCGTACCATTGAATCAAGGTATAACAGCAAAGCCATTGGATAGAACAGTTTATGACTTTTCTTAATCCTGCTTCAATAGCACTTGTAGGAGCTTCTACAAAGACTCTTAAAGAAGCTATATCTCAAAACAAGTATTGGGGTGCGGCTTTAAGAGATTCGCTCTTAGAAAGCTTTACAGGAGATATTCCTTTATATCTTATTACTAAACATGATTCATATGATGATTTACCAGCATCTCCTGATTTAGCAATAGTTGCAGTACCAAACATTATTGAAGAAGTAACTAAGATTGTAAATAAAGGTACAGATAAGATTATAGTTATCAATACTTTAGATGCCTTTACAGAAAGAAAGTTATATAAAATTGTAAAAAACAAAGCAACAATTCTTGGTCCTAATTGTTTAGGTGTTCATTGTGATGCTTATTCTACTTTTCTTTTAGGAAGAAAAACTACTGGAGATATAGGTTTAGTTACACAAAGTGGAGGTGTTGGTGAAGCACTATTAGAAAATGTTCCAAACTTGAGAACAGTAATAAGTGTAGGTAGCGCACAACATTATACAATAGAAGATGCAATACAATCATTGAGGGAAGAACCTAATATAAAAAGAATTGCATTGTATTCAGAAAGTTATATACCAGAAGATGAAGATATAATTACTCTAATGCCTAAATATAATGAGGCAAGTGTTAAAGCTGTTTATGATCATACAGGTTTGACTCTAGAAAAAAATAATGCAATCAATAACTTAAATGATTTTATAAAAGTTTTAAACGAAAAAGTTTTAGTATGTAGTAATTCAGGAGGTTGGCTTTGTTTATATGCTGGTCAAAATCCTAATCAAAATATGACATTGATTGACACATCTGCTTGTGGCAATCCTTTGTCTAAAGCTATAGAAATGCAAGAAGGATACACTAGAGCTATTATATTTTTTAATAAATATGATGACTATCCAGAAGAACGATTAGATGCAAGCAAGCTTTCTATACCTTACGAAATAATAAAAAGTAGTGATTTATAAATTAAAAGTTTTAAAAAAAATAGGGGAAATATATGATTGAATTTATAGGTTGGGTAGCAATAGTAGTAATGGTAGCATCAATAATAGTAGCAGTTACACCTACACCAAAAGACAATGAGCTGGTAGGTAAAGCGTACAAATGCCTAGAAGTATTGGCACTTAACATATGGAAAGCAAAGGACAATGAGAAAAAATAGACATTCATGTATGAGAGCTGGTAGAAAGACTAGGACTAAAAAGAAATCTAAGTCTAGAGTTAATGAAGCTGGTAACTACACGCAACCCGGAAAAAGAAAAAGAATATTTAATAGAATTAAAGCAGGTTCTAAGGGTGGCAGACCCGGACAATGGAGTGCTAGAAAAGCACAGATGTTAGCAAAAGCATATAAAAAAGCAGGTGGAGGTTACAAGTAATGCAAATGAAAAAGAGAATGACTTATAAAAAAGGTAAGAAAACAACAAAGAAAGCAACAAAGAAAAAAGTTATGATCAAAGGTGCAGATGTATCTGCTTTAACAGCTAGACAGCAAGCAACCATGAAAAAACACTCTGTCCATCACACAGGCAAGCACATGAAAATGATGACTGCTATGATGAAAAGAGGTAAAACATTTACTCAAGCTCATAAAGATACTCAGAAAAAAGTAGGAAGTTAATGCCTTTAAAAAAATCACAGAGGTCGCTAAAAGCTTGGACTAAACAGAAATGGACCACACCAAGCGGAAAAAAATCTTCAGAAACTGGTGAAGTATATGCTCCTAAAGCACAAATCAACAGATTAAAATCTACTTCTAAAGGAAGAAGTAAATTAGCTAGAGCTAATAGAAAAAAAAGAGAAGCAACAAGAAAAGGTAAACAACACGCAAAACATGGATTACATAAAGGGAAAAAAAGATAATGTATGAATACAGTTGTAAAGTAGATAGAGTTGTAGATGGTGATACAGTTGATGTCATACTAGATTTAGGTTTTGATATTTTGTATAGAACTAGAGTTCGTTTATATGGCATTGACACTCCAGAGTCTAGAACTAGAGATTTGGATGAAAAAGCAAGAGGTAAGCTCGCAAAAAAATATTTACAAGATGCTATAGATGCTGGCGATCAAGTAGTTATACAAACAAAACTTAAAGACTCGAAAGGTAAGTTTGGAAGAGTATTAGGCGATGTTGTTGTAGATGGAAAGAATATTAACCAGTCTATGATTCTTGATAACATGGCTGTTGCTTATCATGGTCAAAGCAAAGAAGATATAGAACTAGGGCATTTAGCTAACAGAGAACTTCTCATAGAGGCTGGTTTACATACACCAGTAGAATAGTGAATGAAGCAATAGAGTTTATCAATCAAGTAGGATTTCCCATAGCAAGTGCATTGGGTTTAGGTATATTTATATGGAAACTAATAAATAGAATTATTGATGGCATGGAACAAAAGATTGATGTAGTTGACGAAAAAGTAGATGCCAGTCTAAATGCTATGGAAGAAAGACTAAGCACCAAACTAGATGCTCAACATGGGATTATAGTGGCTCTCATAGATCGTGTTAGAGCTTTAGATAATCAAACTATCAGACAAGATGTGTTATTGAAAACATTACTTGGCGCACCAAACTTAATAGAAATTGATAAAATAGCAAAGGCAGATAGAGATGACCAACGCAAAGATTAGTTTATTGATTTTATTTGCAAGCAATTTACTAGCAGACGAAATATCATTTAAATTTAAAAGTCCTAGCTTTTCTGGTTTTAATACTTCTTCACATTACTTAACTATCGAGAATCAAGAAAATACTAGAAAGCAATCTATTGAAGATGAAATAGAAGCATACAAAGATGAGTTAGCTAGAGATGCTGAAAATACTACACTTGCTAGATTTATCCGTAACTTAGAAAGCAGAATTTATGCACAGCTATCAAGACAAATGGTAGAACAACTATTTGGTGAAGAAAAATCTACAGAAGGTAAACTGACCTTAGAAGGTAATACTATTGAGTACAAGGTGGAGAATGAACTTATCACTCTTACAATCATTGATGAACTTGGTGGACAGACGATTATTTCTGTTCCTATCGGTGAGTTTACTTTCTAGTTGTGCTTCACATAATTTATTAGAAGGTAATGGTATACCTTATGTAGTAATCAAAAGTTCTTCAATAATGGATTTACAAAATGAAGAACTCTTAAATCTAAAACCAGCAAAGAGAAAACCAGTAATAGCTATATATCCTAATAGCTTTAGAGATCACACAGGACAAAGAAAATCTAATGGTTCGTTTGCATTATTTAGTACAGCTATAACACAAGCTCCAGAGGCTTACTTAATAAGAGCCTTGAAACACGCATCTAATGGTCAATTCTTTTCTGTAGCAGAAAGAGTTGGATTAGCAGATTTAACAAAAGAAAGACAACTTATTAGAAGTACAAGAGAATCTTTTGAAGAAGATTCAAGAGTAAAACCACTATTGCTTGCAGGACTCTTGATGCAAGGTGGCGTATTAAGTATAGACACTAATGTAAGAAGTGGCGGTGCAGGAGCAAGATATTTAGGCATTGGAAGCTCAAAAGAATATAGAGAAGATTTAATAACCATATCTTTAAGATTAGTGTCTGTATCTACAGGTGAAGTTCTTATTGAAGTCTTGACAACTAAAAGTATATTATCTGTTGGTTTGTCACAGGATATATTTAGATTTCTAGATGAATCTACAAGGTTGATTGAAGTAGAAGGGGGAGTTTCGGCAAATGAAAGTACATCTATTGCTTTACAAAAAGCTATAGAAGATAGCGTACTTGAAATTATTAAAATCGGAATAGATAAAAAATATTGGGTATATAAAAATGAACTTTAATAAAATTACAGCACTTGTTATTTTGACTTTACTTGTTTATGCAATAGGTACTAATGCTGATGACAACGAAATCTATGTAGATCAAATTGGTGCAACAGCCAACATAGACTTAGAGCAACTAGGTTCTGGAAACATTATAGGTGGATTACAGTCAGCACATGGAAGTATGACTCCATTTGATCTCGATGGCGCAACTATGACATTAGATGTGAACCAAATAGGTAATAATAACAAGATGTTAGGCGATATTAATGCAGATACATTTACAGGATTGTTTGATTTTGATGGTGATACAAATACTTATACAATACAAATCGATCCAACAAATACAAACTCAGCAGACAATAGTAATGTAAATGTAAATGTGGATGGTAGTACGAATACGATGACATTAGACTTGGCTACTAATGCTTTAGCTAGCGGTGCTGATGTCGATACGATAGTTCAAGGAGATTCAAATACTGTTCATGTTGATTTAGATATAGATTCAGCAACTAATTATATTGATCTGGATGGTGATTCTAATACAGTAGACTACAATGGTGACGGATACGCATCCGGCTACTTCAAGCTAGAACATGATGGTAATACGAGGAGTTTTGATATTGATCAACAATCTACGCAAGACAATGACTGGTTACGCATTATTTCTTCAGGTAATGCTGGGTCTGTGTGCGTACAGCAAGATGACTCCGGTACTAGCACAAGTTGTTGATATAGGAAACATTACAGAACTAAATGGAATTACTAGAGTTGTAAGAGATAAACCATACGAAAGTGTTATAGACTTTTCTTTGAACTCTATGGATCGCCTAGAAACAGCACAAGGTAGAATGGGTGTAACTTTTCAGGATGATACTACTATAAGGCTTACTGAACATAGTAATGTGATAATTGACGAGTTTGTTTACGATCCTAATCAAACTCAAAACTCAGCAATGGCTTTAAATTTTATCAAGGGAACTGGTCGGTTCATATCCAGTAAGACTAAAAAGCGTGTACCTAAAGATAAGATTAAGATACGAACAAATAGTGCTACAGTAGGAATAAGGGGGACAGACTTCACAATAACTGTATCTGAAACAGGTGAAGCATTGATTATACTTTTACCTGATGAGTTTGGTGAAAGTTCAGGAGAGATAGTAGTAACAACAGCGTTGGGTCAAGTAGTTCTAAATAAACCATATCAAGCTACTACAGTATATAACCTAGAAAGTATGCCTACTGATCCTATTACTTTAGATATTGATTTGAATATGATTGACAATATGTTGATTGTTAATCCACCAGATAGAGTTGAAGAAGAGTCAGAAGAAGGTTCATCAGCAGGAGATAATATACTTGATGTAGATTTTCTTGAGTTTGATGAACTAGAACAGGATGCTCTAGCAGAAGATGATTTAGAGTATACAGAGCTTGATATAGATTATTTAGCGGCAGATTTTCTTCAAGACTTGCTAGACATAATACAAGAAGTAGACGAACTGTCTAAAGCAGATAAAGCTCTAGAGGGTGAAGGTATTAGGGGAACTGCTATTGGTTATGATTCTAATACGCAAATATCTAGTTTTGTTACAGATTCAGATGTGAAGCTAATTAGACAGGTAGAAGATAAGTTAGAAGTAAAAGTATCTAGAGAGGGTTCTTATAGCATAAGGATTGATCAAGAGGGGAAGGTCAATAGTGTTACTGTCAATGGTGGAAGTAGTTCAATTATAAATATTAAGCAAGGTAGTTAAGGAGAGGACATGAAGTTTAAATTTGTTAAAAACATTATAGGTGCTGTAGCACCAACAATCGGTACAGCTCTTGGTGGTCCAATGGGTAACATGGCGGCTAACATGGTAGCAGAAGCATTAGGTTGTGAGCCAACACCAAAGAAGATAGAACAAGCAGTACAAGCGGCTACACCAGAACAATTAGCAGAACTTAAAAAGATTGATGCAGACTTTGAAGTTAAGATGAAAGAGTTAGAAGTTGATCTATATGCCCTTCAAACAAAAGACATACAAGATGCTAGAGGTAAGTTTTCTAAAGACTGGACATCTAGAATGATAGGTTTACTTGTTGTTGGTGGCTTTATGGGTTATATCTTTTTAATCACGCTCCAGCCTCCAGAGCAGAACAGCGAGGCATTGATCAACTTAGTCCTCGGCTATCTTGGAGGTCTTGCAAGTGCTATCATATCATTTTACTTTGGTGCATCTAATTCTACTAAGGATAAAGACGAATGAAGATATCTGATGAAGGTCTATCACTTATAAAACATTTTGAGGGATGTGAGTTAAAAGCATATCGCTGTGCCGCGAATGTTTTAACGATTGGCTATGGATCAACTAAAGGTGTAACAGAAGATATGGAAATCACTCAGGAAGAAGCAGAATCGCTGTTACAGGAAGAAATGCACGAATATGAGGGTTATATTAACGATATGGTCAAAGTGCCTTTAGAACAGCATCAGTTTGACTCAATGGTATCATGGGTATTCAATTTGGGTAGCGGTAACTTATCTTCTTCTACTTTATTGAAAAAACTCAATAATTCAGAGTATGATGAAGTTCCTGAACAAATTAAAAGATGGAACAAAGCAGGTGGTAAAGTATTAGAAGGTTTGGTGAGGAGGAGAGAGGCGGAGGCTTTACTTTTTTCAGGTAAATCATGGAATGAGGTTTAAGTATGCCTTTAGTAAAATATGTTTTTAGACCCGGAATCAATAAAGAAGGTACAAACTACAGTAATGAGAATGGTTGGTTTGATGCTGACAAAGTTAGATTTAGGAAGGGAAAGCCAGAAAGAATAGGTGGATGGGAAAAAAATAGTCCTAATTCTTTTTTTGGAACATCTAGAAAATTACACACATACAGTAATGTAACAGGCTCTATATTTACTGTAGTAGGAACACATCAAAAACTTTATATAAAAGAAGGACTTACCTTCCATGATGTAACTCCTATAAGAAATGTAAATACTAATAGTATTACTTTTGCCGCCACTAATGGATCATCAACGATAGTAGCCACAGATAGTGGTCATGGTGCTAAAGCTGGTGACTTTGTAACTTTTGCACAAGCTGTTAGTTTAGGTGGTCTTATAACTGCTGATGTATTAAATCAAGAATATCAAATAGTTAGTATACGAAGTAGTAATGAATTTACATTTACTGCTAAAGATACAAGTGGATCGACAGTCACAGCTAATAGTAGTGATACTGGTAATGGAGGTTCTGGTGTTGATGGAACTTATCAGATAAATTCTGGTTTAGACTTTTATGTAAAATCTACAGGTTGGGGTGTAGATGGTTGGGGTTCAGGAGCTTGGGGTTCTTCTACTCCTTTGTCAGCAGTAAATCAATTAAGATTATGGTCTATAGATAATTTTGGTAATGATGCAGTTGCTTGCATTAGAGGTGGAGGCATATTTTATTGGGATGAATCTAGTGGCACATCAACAAGAGCAACAAATATTTCATCAGTAGCAGGTGCTAGTAATACACCTACTGTTGCTTTGCAGGTATTAGTATCTAATGTAGATCGTCATGTCATAGCTTTTGGTTGCAATCCAATAGGTAGTTCTACACTTGATCCTTTGTTAGTAAGATTCTCTGATACAGAAAGTGCGGCAGATTGGACTCCAACAGCAACAAACCAAGCTGGCGGTGTTCAGCTATCACAAGGATCGCAAATAGTAAGCGCAATACAAACAAGACAAGAAATAATAATTTTTACAGATGCTGGATTAATTTCTATGAGATTTGTTGGATCACCTTTTGTTTATTCTTTTACAGAGGTAGCAGAAGGTTTTTCTTTGATTGGTCCAAACGCTAGTATAAATGCAGATAACAAAGTTTATTTTATGGATCGTGGTGGATTTTATGTTTACTCAGGTGCAGTACAAAGATTGCCATGTACTGTTTTAGATCATGTTTTATCTGATTTAAATCTAGATCAAGCTCATAAAATTCATGCAGGAATCAATGCTAATGCTAATGAAATAATATGGTTCTACCCTTCTGGTGATAGCACAGAATTAGATAAATATGTAATTTATAACTTTTTAGAAAAAGTATGGTCTATAGGAACAACTACAGATAATTTTGTAAGAACAGCATGGCAAGATGGAAACTTACTAGATTTTCCTATAGCACCTAGTAAGAATAGTGCTTCTGTAAATGAAAACTATATATATGATCACGAAAAAGGTCATGGTGATGATGGGTCAAACTTTACAGCTTTTATAGAGTCTAGTGATTTTGACTTACAACCAGATGGAGAAAGGTATCTACATATACAAAAGTTTATACCTGATGTTGAATTTAGAAATCAAACAACTATCAACGATACTGTTTCGTTCATATTAAAAGGTAGAGATTATCCTTTACAAGATTTATCTACCTTGACAACAATGGACATTACTCCTAGCTCAACATTTGTTAACACAAGAGCTAGAAGTAGACAATGTGCATTAAGAGTATCAAATTCTTCAAGTAATTTTGGTTGGAGATTAGGTGATGTAAGAATGGAGATAAGACCAGACGGAAGGAGATAATATGCCAAATTCAAGGAATAAAGGTGCGGCTTTTGAAAGACTGATAGCAACAAATATGTCAGAAGAACTAGGATTGAATATAAAACTAAAAAGAATACTAGAACAAACTAGAGAAAAACATTTACCAGATTTAATTTTTGGTGACTGGTATTTAGAGTGCAAGCGATATGCTAGTGGTAAAGAACCTGCAACTGCATGGTGGCAACAAGTAGTAGATGCTTCTAAGGACAAGGGAACACCTACATTAATATATAAATTTGATAGGCAACCTATAAAAGTTAGGATACCATTACACTCAGTAAATAATAATTTACCAGTAAATAATCTTATTACTTGCGATATATTTTTTGATGACTTTATTTACTTGATTAAATCGTTATACCCAGAACACATAGAAGAATATAACAGGAGGGCGGCATGACTACAGAAGTAAAAACAGTTAGCTTGCCTATTCCTTCTCAAGAATACGATCCTATTGATCAAGAAATAACCAGAAGATTAATTGAACAAACAGTAGAAAATCTTTCTACTCAGTTAAAAAGTATAGAAAAAATAGATAGCAATCAGTTAAGTAATGCTATCAGAAAGAAACAATTCTTATTAATGGGTGTAAAACATGGCTGATGTACTAAAGGTACTAGGACAACTAGACCCAGCCGCAACCACCACTACAGTTTTATATACAGTTCCAGACATGACACAGACTACTATTAGTTCTATTGTTGCCGCGAATAGAACTGGTTCTGCTATTACATTTAGATTAAGTGTTCATGTAAATAATGCTGGAGCTGATGATAAACAATTTCTTTTTTATGACAAAACAGTATCAGCAAATGATTCTTTCTCTATTGTGATTGGCATAACTTTAGGTCAAGGGGATGTATTGAAAGTACACACGAGTGCAGTAGATATGAGTTTTAATGTTTTTGGATGCGAAAGCACAGAGGTTAGATAATAATGGCACAATATAAAATACAACAGGGTGATACATTATCAGCGTTAGCAAGAAGGTATGGCACATCAGTAGATGCGTTGATGCAAATGAATCCTCAAATTCAAGATAGAGATTTAATTTACTACGATAGGATGATGACAGTTCCCGGAGCTGATACACCTCCTGTTGTAAGTCCTGTAGATAATGCACCTTCTACATCTTCATCTAGTCGTTATTTAAGCGGAGATATGTTTAGTCCAGAAACACTTGGTACTGCTGACTCTTCAAATATGGATACTAGTGGCTCTTCAAATATGTTTGCTGATGCTTTTGGTACTGTAAAAGATTACATCAATGCTGAAAAACCATTTACTGGAGAGGAATATGCTAAATCTATAATAGAAGATCGACAAAAATTAATTGCTGATAATTATGGTACTAGCGGACAACCTACAATGGGTAATCTTTTTTCATCATTAGCTTCAGATGATGCAGTTGAATATGCTAAATCTCAAATGGTTGATCAAGATAAACTAGATGAAATATTAAGCGCACAACCTACAATGAGTGAAATTTTTTCACCAATAAAAGAATCAGTAGTCAAATCTGCAAATGATGCTGGACAAGCAGTAAGTGAAATAATTCAACAAGCACCAGATACTATTAAAGGAGCATTGTCTAGTTTTGCAAACAATGAAGTTGCGGCAATACTTGGAGGATTAAATAAAGCAGATAGATTTATCAAAGATGGTGATTTAAGTTTCTTAATGAAAAAATATTCAGACTCTATTACAGATAAAGCTAAAGAAGGTTCAGAAAGTTTTGCTAAAAACATTGGTATTATAAGAAAAGATTTTATAGATAATCTTTCTGATTTTGCACAAGACAATAACTTAGATATGCAAAGTCTTGTAGAAGCTATCGATGTAGATGCTTTGTATGATGCAACTGGCATTAGAAACAGAAGAAAAGAAAGAGAAATAAGATTAGCAGAACAGAGAAGATTAGAATTAGAAAGACAAAGAAGAATGGCAGTAAACCAAAGAACTAGTGGTGTTCCTATTAGTTCATATGCAAAAGGTGGTCTAGCAGAACAAGCAAGAAATGTAGCGGCACAAGGTAGATTTGGAGATAGTATGCTACTTCATGTTAATCCAGCAGAAGTCGCTGGACTTTCACAAGTTATGCCATTGACAGTCAATCCAGAAACAGGACAGCCAGAAGCCTTCTTGCCATTCTTGTTACCAATACTAGGAAGTATAGGTGGATCAGCATTAGCAGGATCAAGTCTATTAGCAGGTACAGCATTAGCTGGAAAAGCGGCTCTTTTAGGAGCAGTAGGTTCTGGTCTTGGAACATATGCGGCAACAGGTGATGCGAAGAAAGGATTGATGTCTGGTCTTATGGGATATGGTTTAGGTACAGCATTAGGTGCTGGAGCAAAAGCGGCAAATGCGGCAACAGGTGCAAAAGATGCGGCAGTTGCATCAGCTAATGCAACTCTTCCTGCTGGTGTAATGGGTCCACCAGTACCACCACCACCAGTAGTAGGTCCACCAGCACCTGTAGGAGCTAGTGGTAGTATATTTTCTAATGTTAAAGATATAGCATCAGCACCCAAAGAAGGACTAGGTGGATTCTTTACTCAAATGAGTAAACCATCTTCGTTTCTTCCAACTTATGTAGGTGCGGCAGGTTATGGGTTACAAAACTCTCAAGAAGATTTTCAACGATCTATGGAAGCTTTAAGAACACAAGATGAAGATGAATACAATCGTATCTTAGCTGAACATCCTGAGTATGTTCCAATGTTGCAAAATCAAACTTTTCAAAGAGGGGGAAGGACAAAAGAGCAGTTAAAAAAAGAATTTAAACCTACAGCCGCTATAGAAGCTAGAGAAATAGACCCATTCTTTATGCCGGGATTTCAAGCTGAAAGAGCTTATTTAAGAAATGTTAATCCTAGTTCTGGACAAATAATTAGTGGTCAATCTGGTTATGCTTTTGGTACAGAAAGCGCAGATGCACCAATGTCTGCACCATTTGATCCAACACAAACAACAGGTTATCAATCATTTTATAATGCACCTGTTACTCCATATGTATTAGACCCTTTTCAAAAACAAACATTTGAAAGAGGACCAGCACCTATAATGCCTGATCCTGTTCCTGTACCTTTAACTGAAACAGTTGCTGATGCACAGCCTAATGTACCTATATTTGTTCCTCCTGTAGAGGAAACAAGAGTTGAACCATTTAACCCTGCTAGTCTTATTAGTCCAGATAGTTTAAATGAAGTAGCTAATATGTTTACATCAGGAATGTCTAGAGAAGCAAGAGAAGAACGAGATACAGGAGTACCAACAGATATCATGGATATGATTGCTCCACCGATGTCTACATCTACACCTATAATGTCAACTAATGAACCTATGATGATGGATACTTCTGGTTTATCAAGAGAAGAAATAGAATCAGGCGCATTTGATCCTTCTATGATGGCAACTCCTGCACCATTGCCTGCATCATTTTTTGATTACCTTCCTCCTCAACCTGTAACAACTGATACATCAGGTGGATTTGGTGGACGAATGAGAAGTATAGGAGGGAGAGGTGGAGGAAGAAGAAGAAAAGCAGAAGGTGGTAAAACATATCCCAATGAAGGTTTAGAGGCTTTAGCTAAAAGTGGTGAAAAAGGTAAAGAAGCTGTAGAAGCAATGGGATATCAAGAAGGTGGCTTAACACAAGAAGCTATGTCTGATCCTGTTACACAAGAGGTTGTGAGATATATATCTGGGGAATCAGGTAATGATCAAATTGTAAGTCAATTTGTAAATAAATATGGAAATGAAGCATTTATGCAACTTAGAGAAATGATATTACAACAGATGTCTGGAGGACAATCACAAACAGAAGGACTAATATCTGGTGCAAATATGGGAGGTATGACAGATGATTTACCTATGACTATTAGTGGTGATCCAGCCGCAGTATCTCAAGGCGAATATATTGTACCTGCTGATGTAGTTTCAGGTTTAGGAGATGGAGATACTAACTCAGGTGCAAGAGTATTAGACGATATGTTAGACAATGTTAGGCTAGCAAGAACAGGGACTACTAAACAAGCACCAAAATTATCTAGTACAGGAGCATTGATGCCAGCATGAATCAACCAGCAACTAAGTTAGATACATACAAGTTTTCTGCAATACTTCCTGATGATGTATTTAAAATATGGAAAGATATAAAAAAATATTTGGAAAGATCATGCAAGCGATCTAATGGCAGACACACAGCAGATACTATTTATAAACAAATACTTACAGGTGAAGCTAATCTTTGGATAGCTTTTGAAGAAAATAAAAATGTAATAAAAGGATGTGTAATTACTACATTTATATACTATCCAACAGGATTAAAAATGTTACATATATCTCAGCTAGCAGGTAAGAATATGGAAGATTGGATAGAATCTGGTAGACCAATATTAAATAGTTGGGCAAAAGACAATCAATGTGATGGCATAGAAGCAATGGGTAGAAAGGGATTTGCTCATTGGTCAACAAAGAAGGAC